AAAAGGAGATGGGGCTCGGGGGCTTTATTTCTTTGTATAAAAAACCGTTATTTCTGTTTTGGATTCGTGTTGCTGTTTTTTTGTTGATGTATTCTGCACCGCGACGACTGTTGCATGGCTTGCATGCCGGGACGAAGCCTTCGCTTATTGTGCCGCCTGCATCTGACTCTACAAGGTGGTCTAGTTCGGTTGCTTCGGCGCGTCTGCACCAATGACATACAGGTTGATCGCGTAATAGTTCTTGTCGTGCGTGTTTATATTCTTGTTTGTTTCGTTCTCTGTTCGCTTCCATGTTCTAAGACCTACTAGCGCGCGCTGTCGCGCTTGCTCTCAAGTTGCTGTGAGTGTGTTGCATGTCGGGCTCGAGTCTGTTGAGTTTGTTTGTGGTATGTCATCGTTAAGCGTAATGCAAGACAGACCCCGAAGAGCCCCCCGTCCGTTGCCACACTGGACTCCCTATTCAATTCCTTTACACTCTGCGCTTCGACGCTTTGCCAATTCCTTTCGTGTTGCAGGTTTTGGACGCGCCGATCTAACCAAGTTCCCTTGGATTAGCCCCGTCACTTGCGAAGGTGATACGGCCTTGATGCTTGCCAGTTGTAGAAGTGTTTAGCGGTGTCTTTTTCTATCTGACCTAATCATCAGGATCGCCCACATTACTACGACGCCAAGAAGACCCCAGACTGTCTTGCTCATGCTTGGTTCTCGGGGAACGCTCGGCGCAATGCTTCATGGGCTAAATACAGCTCATCAGTAAGACGCGCTACTTCTAATTGCAACCAGTCACGCTCACGCGCAATAGCGCTCATGTGATCATGCAAAATGTGGTAATCCTTGTCGCTGTAATAAGTCATAATTTCAACCTGTCAATAAGTACCCGGCACTGTCCCGATGACAATGTTTCTACCACTACATCGTCCACGCCAAGAGTCTTATGAATGAACTCAAGCAGCTGGAAGTCATCCCATGCTTTACCTCGAGCAAGCGACTTTAAGAAGGCGATCTGCTTGGGTGTAGCGCCGCCAAAGCTGTCAGGTGCAGGCGTGCTGTTCACGCGGTTGACTTTTTCCATTTCGGTAGATGATGCGCGCTCTCCTGTATGTCCCAAAGGCCCGTTGCTAATACATCTGCCAATTCCAGAAGTTTCTGCGTTTTCCACGAAACTTGTCTTATTGACTGGGCTTGAACCAAGTACCTCTTCGGCAAAACCTGTTGAGATGAGTCGTCCGTCGTTGTCATAGGATGAGCACTTGAAGAGCACTGTAGAAGCGTCGTAGTGCACCATTTCGGTCACGATCTGTCCGTGTGGGTAGGCAGTCCAGAAGCGTTCTAGGCGCTGTGCAACGGTCTCATAGAGCGATAGGTCAAAGTGTGCCATTAGCGCGCCTTCCAGACGATCGCCATGTTGCCTGCAAGCGTTGGTCGCTCTAGGTCGGTGGCGTAGACGAACTTGTCTTTGACTAAGGAGCCCCGGGTAGGTCTGACAGTGTTGCCCGAGATGCCCAGTGCGCGCTCGATCTCTTCATCGGTTGCGCCGCCTGATTGCTTGAGATATTCGTAGACTCGCCTACGCTTTGAGCCTGATTTAGGCAGAGCGTTTAGAGCTGCACTTGCCGAGGTCGGTTTTGCGCTTGGTGAGATGATGACGGTGTTGCGATCTATTGCGATGTCTTCTCGGTATGCACCGAGTCCGCGTGACGGTGCGAAGAGTTGTAGGTCGTTCATTTAATTGGCTTCACTTTCTTGCAAGCTTTAAGGTCTGGGTGACTCCAAAGGATCTTGGTCGGGTTGGTGGCGTGCGGTGTGCCGTGCATTTCTAATCCACACTTCTTGCAAGTTATTTTGTGCATGTCATAATCACATTGATCGCGGCTCGAATCACTGACGCATTAAAGCGCGCCTGCTCTCCGCCTGCTTCCATGCTTGCTTCGTACATGATCGCCAACTCATCAAGAAGAATGTCGTGCGAATGTTTTGGTGCAGGGACATGATTAGGTCGCACAATGTCGTCTATGAATTGCTTAAAGACTTTGTTGTATTTGTCGCTGTAAGTTTCGGGATACATCTGTCGGGTCTCCTCTGTGATTCCTGTTTCGGGATATTGCTGTTCGGTCACTGTGGAAGGTTCCAAGGTGCCCAAGATGAATTATGCCATATCGCAAGACCTGCGATGAGGTTTATCTTCGGATCAAACAATTCGTCGCACATTGACAGAATCCCTTTCGCTTGTAGCCAACCTTGAGGCCAGTATGCCGAAGGGGTGCACCAGAATCCGTTGATCTGCATTAGACCATAGGAGCCGCCGTTCGTGTCGTATTTGTTGTAGGCGTTTTCGGTGCAAAGTGACTCGCGAAAGAGCACTCGAGAAAGGGTCGGAGATTCATCGGCAGACCAACCGACCTTGAAGGCAAGATCGAGAGCTTGCGCGCATGTCGTGACTGGAAGAGTAGTGACAGGGGGCGTTACTACGCTCGGCAGTGGGGTCAATGGGATCGTCTGATATGAGGTTGAGGCACTGACTTTAGACATGCCTTGAGGCGGCTTAGAAGCGTCCCAGAGGAGCACAAAGGCGGCAAGTCCGAAAGTTACCCAAGCAAAGATTTTGATCGTTTTTTCGTTCATTGTTGAAAGCTCAATTCTGTAGGCACGCCCCAACTGTCGCCAGCCAAGGTTCGGAAGGCGATCTGGGCGCGGATGATTTTGTGTGTGTCTTCGTGTCTAAATATCTGGACAAGGATTTCTTGTCCGTTTTCAAGGTTGCACCGACCTACCTCGTAGATAAAGACTTTTGGTTCGGTCATAATTTCATTCCTATCGTCGGTACTTCGACCATAGGCGATCGGTATCCGCTATTGGGGGATTTCGCCGAACACTCTCTGAAAGGCTTGTTTTACAAGGGCTGGAGAGTCTGCCATAGCAGGCGAGATCTCAACATGAATCCAGTCGCCACCCGGGGCTCCGTGAATTGTTGGCTTAGAGTATTTGCTCCACGCTTGTCGAGTGCACTGCCAGCCGCGTCCGAAACTTTGTGGAAAGTAATCAAGGACGCACTCAAGACCGAGCGCGTTCGCGTTGGCGGTAACGATGTCAATGAACGCGATCGTTCCTTTGCGGTTCGCTTTAGGTTGCTTGTCTGACTTGCGATATGAAAGATCTACCGCGCGCCCTGTTGCATGCACTGAAAGATTCTCGGATCCGCGCATGTCGCGAACGCCCCAAGATCCGTTATTCCAGAAAGCGCCTGCACCGTACTTAATTGCTTGTCTGATCCATTCGTCCATGCCTGCGCGTGGGCCAGCTGCGGCACCGTCGGAGTTCCCTGTGTAGGGCTTACTGTTTACAATCTTGGGGTTTGCTGGGATCACGCTCATAATGCTGGAGGGTCTTTAGGTCGGTCTTTGAGTCCGTTGCCTGCGAGTAGACCTATGAGTCCACCTGCAAGGGTCATTAGCATCGGCGACAAGACGCCCCATGCTTCAGCGTCATTCGGGCTTTGCTCGGTAGGTTGCACGACAAAGAGCAGTCCGAAGATGAGCGATGCGATTGCCATAACGAATGATGCTGTAAGTCCAATTCCTACGATGAGAATTAGTCGAGCTTTGATTTGTTCGTTGGATAAGCGTTTGTCGGTGGTCATTGACAGCGCCTTTCTAGTAATCCGTTGGCTTTGGTGGTGTTGCAATTTTCGCGGTAGCGGTCAGCACAAGCGGTCAGCACAAGCGCGAGCATAAGACTAGCCAAGTAGTAGCGCGGCTTCATCAGCTGTTATATCTAGTTTTTTGAGTAATGCAACTTTTGCTATTTGTTTGGAAACAACAAGAGCATCACAAGCGTCTGTAATTTCTTTGTCTGTAAGCGTTTTGTCGCCTTCTTTCCAGCCAATCAAACGCAAATATATAGCACGGTCTAAATCGTTCATGCTGGCCCCATGTCCTCAACAAGAATAGATACTGGCAAGGTTGCACCAGCATTAAAGGTCATAGTTCCTGTGCTTCCAGCTGCTAATGCACCCGATAACTTTAGGGTAGTTGAGCCTGCTGTAAAAGTCTTGACAACATAACCAGTTACAGTTGCGCCAGCCGCCGCTATACCTGCGTTTGTAAAAATCTGTTGCAATGTCGTTGCACCTTGTTTGATATTGACTGCTACGACAGCGTTAGTTACTGTTGGGATTGCGTACATATATGCCGATATTTTGTAATATCTGTTAGCAATAGCCGTAAAAGTTACTGACATACCTGTTAAGTCAACTTCGGTGGTTACGCCAGCCTGCAACAAAGTTGTTGATTGTGTATAGCCAACTACGCCAAAAGGAAAAGAATTACATTCCGAAGCGGTTAAAATTTGCCCACTTGTGAAAGTGTTGTTTGGTGAAATTGCCATAGTGCTCCTTATCCTAGGACATTGTCTTCGTCAAGTGTGCCATATACAGCATCGTCCAAGATCAGCTCATAGACGATCGTGGTTGGTGCCGTAAAATATGTGACAGCGTGCCCAGCCGACAAAGTAAGCCGATGCTCTAATCCTTCAATGGTTAGGTTTTGGGCGAATTGGGTTGGGCCTGATTCGGTGGTAATAGATTTCTCTATGTTGATTACATCGCCTACATCAAGTAGGGCAAGTGTGTCTTGATCGAGGGCAGGTGTGCCGGGGAACTCGGTGCCGATTGAGTTGAAGCGTGGCTCTGGGTTTGCGTTAAGAAGGTACTCGGCAAGTGTGAGAGCTGCGGCGTCGTTATGAACAAGCGAGTCCGTGATCGAGGTTGTTTGGATTAGGTAGGTCGCTTGAGAGGTCAGGTCTTCGGCGACCTCTGGAGATGTGGCTCCAGCGTGCTGAATAGATGCACGATTGACCACTGTGTCCGCTTGGAAGGCGATGTCAATAGCCGAGTAGCCGATCTTGGTTGCTGGGTTTGTGTCGTGGAACTCTGCGACAGGTACGCCTAGGACTTGCCCGATGCGCTTTTGGAAAGTAATTGTTCCTTCACGATCCACAAAGATTCTGCCTTGCTCGGCTTCCATGATTTTGTTGGCGTACCCTGCTACCGAGGTTCCGTTGGCGACCGTCCAAGCAGCTGCACCGCCAAGGGTCGCCACGCCTGTCTCAATGCTCCGTGTGCCTGTGTAATTTACTTCTGGCAGATCTAGCAGGTCATCAAAACGATCGCTTGAGAGCTGCTCTGTGACATTCCATTCAGCCAAGAAAGTCTGCCCAAGTTGATAAGAAAAGTCGGCACAAGTGACGCTTACTGTGTCCAAACCGCCAAGAGTAAAGGTGTAGTCAAAGTTCACGATGTAGCCCACCCACAAATACTCCTTTACGCCGAGCGAGTCGTATCGAGAGAAGCGAACTTTGCGAAGCGGTGCAAGCCCGGGTAGAGAATTATTCGGATCGTAGTAAGGCGATGTCGTGTCAAAAGGGTTAAACACTCCGTCGGCGTAAGTGTCGTTCAATGTGAAGTTCATCGTGCCATAAGGGAACTGGTCGCCAGTGTTAGCGCGTCCGCGTTTTGCTGTAAGACCGATAGTGCCGTCCATGACCGAGGCGTACTGATCGGTGCCGTCTAGAACATAATCCGTGGAGTCAAGTGTCCCTTTCGGATCGTCGTCCAATGTAAAAGCGTTCCAGTTGTACCCAGTATCAATCTCGAGGTCGTAATTACCTGATCCGACTACCGCTACGCCTGCCATTACGCGACCGCAATATTGGCTGGGCCGTTCTGCCTGTTAAATGCTCTGATCGCGTTCACGACAGCTGTGCCGATCTCTGCGCTTGAGCCGAGACCACCGTTGATGTTGATCGTGTAGTTGCCCATTCCACCACCGCGTCCAGATAGTGGAATGACCGCTTCAGGGCCACGCTCACCAATCATTGCAAGCGTTGGCCCTGTCACGATTCCGCCGTCCGCGAGCATAGGGATCTCGGGGACTTCGAAGCCTTTACCGCCAATCACTGGCACCCAAGAAGGAATGTTAAAGGCAAGTTTGCCGACCGTACCGTTCCAAAGTTTTGCAATGCCGTTGAAGAGCGTCTTGAATGCGTTGTAAAGCCCTGTGAAATAGGTGGTCAGTCCGTCAAATACTAATTTTCCACCTTTGACCAATGCCTCAAACACGATGTCTACAACTTTTCTGAATCCCTCAAACTTGTCGTATGCAATTTTGAGCGCTGCAACTAGTAAGCCAACTCCAATTGCGATAAGTGCAAAAGGATTTAGAGCCATAGCAATATTTGTGAGGACGATTGCCGCTGCTATTCCTGCGATAGCGGCTGCGATAATTGTGAAGGTTTCAGGGTTCTTTTGTGCCCAGTCCGCAAACGCTTGTAGATATGGCAGGACTGCTTCGATGACAGGCAATAGTGCTGCGCCGATTGATTCTTGGGTTTCTCCTATTGAGTTTTTGAGAATAGCCATTTGACCTGCGGCGGTTTCGGCGTTTTTGCTTACTGCTCCGCCAAAGGTTTCACCCATAACTGACATGATTTCGTCTAAAGATTTTCCGTCATCGACCATTGTTTTGATCTCTGGAGAAAGAGTTTTCAGTGCCTTAAAGTTGCCTTCGTATGCCTTGGCTAGAGCGTCTGCAACTGTTGCCGAATCGGTATGAAGACCGACCGCCGTGTCCATGATGAGATTCATGTCATCCATAGACTTTCCTGCGTCTTTGCTTTGGATCGTCAGAATCTCAAGGGCTTTGCGATAGTCGGTGTCTGCGATTCCAGACGCTCGACTCATTACAGAGATTTCATCTTCAATTGATTTGACAAGTTCGTCTGATGCACCTGATGTATTTTTGAGAATCAATGCAAGATCTGATTGTTCTTTTTGGTCTTCTATTGCTGCCGCAGTCGCTAGACCTAGAGCTGCTCCAATTCCTGCTATGGCTGCTGCTGCTGGTTTTGCTGCTTTTTTGATTGCGAATGAGGCTTTGGCTGATGCGCCTTCTAAAGACTGAAACTCTTTTATGGCTTTTTGTGTGCCTTTGGTATCAAACTCGGAGATGATAGGAATGTTGATTGAAGCCATTACAAGACCACATTCCGATCAACTTTGTCCATGACAGTCTCAACGATTCGCCGCATCTCTGACTCGACTGTGCCTTGGTTCTTTTCCATTGATCTCCACATTACTCTTGATCGCATGCCGTAGCGCGCCGAAAGTGCGCGACCGAGTTTTCCGTTTGCTGCCATGTCAAAGAGTGCGCCAGTAGAGCCCGAATAAACAATGTTAAAGACCCCGACATTGCGAATCTGTCCACGGAACTCCGAGACCTTTTTAGTGTTGATTTTGGCGGAGATCTTTTGCTTGCGTCCAGCATCCCAAGGAAGCATCTTGAAGCCCGAAGGCGTAGTCCATTTACGACCCATACCAGATAAAGGCACCGTATTAGGAATCAGCGCTAGCGCGTCATTTATGACAGGTTTTGCGACATTCCTAAAGTCTTTTGCAATTTCGTTACGAAGCCCCGGCTCAACCGAGTTCAGCTGCTTGATCGCTTCCTTTAGACCGTAGACCTTGATCTTTGTATCTAGTCCGTCAGCCATGTGACCTCTTTTTGTTTTGTTTTTCTAGCACTGCGACAATGGTACTTAGGTCTCGCGTGTCGAAGGTGTCAGCGTAGAAAGTGGGAGCCCACCCTGTCGCGACTACAAGTTCGGCGAGTTGTCGCCTGTAGCCGCGTCCGTAGGGTTTGGGTCTGTTGAGTCCTCTACGCCGATCTCGACATCTGGATTCTGTTTCAACCATTCGCGCCAAGTAGCAGGAAGAGTCTCGCCTTTAATGCCGAGCATGATGTACGCCCAACAAGCCATATCTGACGCACCGATTCCGCGTCCGTCGGAGACTCGACGATTCTCTAGGCGTTCCCATTCGGCGATCGCAAATAGGTTTGTAATGAGTAACTCTTTTTTGTCTCCGCGTGTAAGCGTGAGTTTGATCTTCATTGTGTTTCCTTTCGTCGGGCCAAGGAAGGCCGTTATTTAGACTGTGACATCAGCCGAGTAGACGCCACCCATGAAGGTAATGTCGATCGACTGTAGTTCGCCGAGTGATGCTGAGATCACTGGCAAAGACTCAAGATAGGTGCCTGTCAGAGTGAAGCCAGGATTCGTGCTGGAGTCTGCTGCGTCCGAAGGATTTACGACAATATTTAATTTGGTGCCGACAAGCGGTGCAAGTGTTGCGTAAGTCGCTGAAGCGGCATAGCTAAGAAACAGAGTCAAGGTGCACTCATTGTCTTCAAGACCAGCGGTGAAAGTGTTTGCCGTGTTGCCGAAGACCGTGTCATTCAGAGCGGTCACAGTACGAGTCACGGTGGCAGATGTGCACCAGCCTGTGAGGTTTGTGGCTCCGACGAGCACTTTTGGATTGCTGAGAATTGTGGATGTTGCAGCCATGATGATTACTCCTTGGAAGTGTTGGATTTAGTTTGACACATAATGAGACCGAGAGTGTGGATTAGGCAGTCTGCACGACCGTTGAGACGGACAGCTCATAAGCAGGAAGCACCGAGCCACCGATATCTAGATTGGTTGGGCGTCCAGAGACCACGCCGATATTGAGTGCGTAGATCTGGGCAAGGATATTGAGCAGGCTCTTTTGGGCGTCAAGGTTGCCCGGGCCTAGCGTGATGATCTGCAAGGTGAAATTGAGTTTTGCGACATTGTAGTTGTAGCCGTCTATTGAGTCGATATTGACAAAGACGGAAGGTGGGGAGATGTTGCGCGGATCGTTATTTACTTGGAGCCCGACGACCGTTGAGAGCTTTGCAACTAGATCGTCGTAGCCTTCGTTGAATAGATCCGTGTAGTTAGGTACAGGCATTAGGCGACCTGCGGACGATCAATCCCAAGCAACTGGCGGATCATTCCGTTTAGACCCATAACTGGAGTTACGCCCATGTTTTGGAACGAAGCAAACTGATCTACCGATCCACGCTGGCGATACAAGGCTCCACCGTACATTTGCGTCCCGAGGAAGACATCTTGTGAAGGGACGGTCGTGAGCGAGTCCACATACCCTGCTTCCATTCTTCGGCGCCACGCGAACTGCGAAGAAGCTGCGGCGCACACTGTTAAAAACGCGGCGTCCGCTGCGGTTGCTGTGCCGATGCCGATCCAGTCCTCAAGGTTGGCTGCCGTGACCCAAGTGCAAACTTGAGTAATTGTTAGCGTCCCAGAAGCGGCAGTGCGCGCGACATCATCGGCGGTCTTTGCAACGAGCACTTGATTAGCGATTGGAATGTTTGGATCGTAAAGAAGATCGCCTTCGCTATCAATGCCGACATAGAGGTATTGCGGTAATGCGCGGACTGTGTAGGTTCCGTTGAAGGTTGCATCTACCCCGGCAAGGACGACACTTGCGCCGAGTTCAATTTCTGCATCGGTGAGAAGTTGAACTACGGCGTAGTTGTCTATGAGGTATTTATGCGTGATGCTGTAAACAGCCATGAGCGGTAGCCCCGCTCTCGACTAAGCCTGTGTGATCTTGCGGATCATTCCACCGATTGCAGCAAAGGTTGATACATATCCGTGGAAGGACATTGTGCGACCCAAAGTTGCTGGGACTTCAACGCTCATCAAGCCGCGAATGGACTCGTAGAACTCAAAGGCGTCGCCTTGACCTTGACCGACTCGGGTGATGATCATGGTCTTTGCAGCGAAGTTGCTGTCTACTACAAGTTGGAGACCCATTGGGGTTCCGTTCCATGATCCTGCGCTTGATGCTCCAAGTGCGTTTTGACCTGTAAGTCCTGCGCCGATGAATGGGAAGAGCGGACGCTTGCTTGAATCTACAAGCTGACCGAGTTGAGCCCAAACATCAACCGAGACAAACATGTGTGTCGGCATCCAGTTACGGTTTGCCGAAACATCATTCGCTGCGTCGTAAACACTCTTGAGCAAGTCTTCTGGAGTTCCGTCCCAAACGCCGCTCGAGTTTGCTGCTGCAAGCAAGTTGTCTGCAGCCAAGTTGTCCGATGCGATCATGTATTCGCCCATTAAGTCGTTAAGGATTAATTGCATCGCTGGGCCAGAAGTAAAGTCAATGTCCTGAATTGAGAGGGTGACTTGTCCTGCAAGCGTGGTCTTGCTGACCGAGTTTGAAGCGATGACCATTGTTGTCGCTGATGCGGCAGACAATTCGCTTGACTGTGTTGCGACACTTGTGTGCGTAGTAATTGTTGGACGAATAAAAGTTTTTGATTGTCCGCCGTCTGGATACGCGCGAGCGCCAAGTGCTTCCACCGTAGGTCTGACAAAATTTAGATCCTGCACGAGCGGCAAGAGCACCGGAATTGGGAGCAAGCCGGGCGTGTCAGTGGTAAGCACATCGCCTGCAGCTGCTTGAAGTGCGGTGCGCTGTGATGCGCTGTATTCCGCTACGGCTTTGTTCATGTTGGAGAATGTGTCTCCGCCAATGTGGTAAGCGGCCATAAAGTCGCCTGCGCTTGGCAACTTAAATTCGCGTTTTGCTTGTGCTGGAATTGGTGCAGTTGGAATGGTTGCTTCGACTGCTGGGACTGTTAGCTCGGACATGGTTTCGTTCTCCTGTGTAGGTTCTGTTTCTATGTTACTTATTTCTTCGTCTTCGTGGTGGATACTCGCTGCGATGTCTGTGATGATCGCTCCAGCGAATGCAGGAACTGGCACCATAGACAACTCAATCCAGTCCGCTGCTAGGACTGTTATTGATCCGTCTTTGTTTGCTCGAGTCTTAGTTGGGTTTACTCCGACCGAGACCGAGTCCAGTACGCCGTCAAGGGCAAGCTGCAAAGCGTCGTCGCCTTGTGCGGTCTTGCTGATTTTTGCGGTAAACATCATGCCTTCTTCGTCGTCGTATCTAGCCGTGACAATGCCAATGGCACTCTCGCTTGAATGATTCAGGAATAGGCGTGGGGCTTTGCCGTCTACTGGCAGGCTGCCGCGCTCAAAGATGACTTCTGTGCCGTCGGAGACGGTCGCTGCGACGCCGTAGGGGACTGCGATTCCTGTGATAGTTCTAGTTGGTGTGCCGTCGCTAGCGGCTGCGTCAATGCTGACGCTTTGAGCTGTAAGTCTGATCATTAGTTTGCAATCTCCTCTTGAGTGTCTTCTTGTACTGGACTTTCCATTTTGTCTGCTAAGTAGTTTTCTTCTAAATACGATTCGTAGTCAAAGGCAACAAAAGTTCCGTTAGGCAAAACATTATTCATTGACAATGTTTCTGCGATTGCATCTGCGTACAACTTGACGCCAAAAAATAGCAAGTCCATGCGAGCCTGTTGCGAAGACTGATATGAATACGATCCTGTAGATACGCCGATCAGGTATGGCGGAACATTGCCAATACGACCGCCAGTTTCTAACGCGCTGTAGTTAGCAGACTCGATAAGAAGCATCTTGTCTGGACTCATTGTTGTGGGTTCGTATGTGAGGAATTCGTTAAGAGCCGCAGTCTGATTAGTTGCTCGAGCAGTGTTAAACGCTGCAGCTAGATCAGCCAATTCTTGCGCGCTTAAAGGCTCGCCGCCAGTCTGACGAAGCACCCCGGCAGGAATGGAGCTGCTCGCGTTTCTTGCCCTCGCGTCTTGAATCTTGATCGCTGTTTCAATAGCGGCTTGTGATGAATAGACCATGCCTTGAGTTGGCGACAAAAATTGCACAAGGTTCGCAGGGTCTATTTGTCCGCCTTGAAAATAAACTTCTTTAGAAGGTGCAAACCACACTGGGCCAGCCATGTCGGTTGTCGTAACGGAGCCTGCAGGAAGTCGAGTAAAGGTTGCTGGGTATCCGTCAGCGGTGCGCGAAGTGATGTACCAAAAAGCGCGACCGTAAAAGTACAAGTCGTCAAAAGTCCATGACATTAAAAAGTTGTAGGGAACGGTTTGGTCTGGGCGACGCAGCCAAGATCGGGGGGCGATATAGACGCGCTCCATTTCTTCGCCGTTCCACATTTCGTTATACATCTGTAATGGCAGGCAACCAATGACCGATGCAAGTAGATCGCGTGCGCGTGAGATTGCTGGGATCGAGATTGCCGCTGCGCGAAGTTGTCCTTCTTGGTAGGTGTAATACTGACCGATCATATTTACGCCAACATTGCTTGAGCTATACCCGGGGTTCATTGCGCTAGCTGCAGCGGCTTTGGCAGGCGCGGGACTGATAGCAGCCTTGTTTACTTTGCGATCAAAGATTCCCATAGCACAAGATTACACATTGCGCTCGGATTGTGGTGGCACTCGCCCAGTCAGTTGCGGTATCCCGACGACAGGCAAGCAAGCGGACGAGTGCCAAGAAGATGTTACTGATTGACAGTGACTAGCATCGGCTTCTGGGAATTTGCTGGTCGTGCAGCTGCTGCCGCTCCCCAAATCATCGTCCGACAAAGCTCAATCGGGCCAGCCGACTTCTGCGACGACACTGCGATCGAGCCTTGAGTCCTCACCATGACCGCTCGACAAACATGCTCGGCAAGCATGGCTTCCCCAGTGTGAACTAGGCGACCTTCACTAATCATGTTTCTTACTATGGGGGTGTATTGCAGAATCTCTTTGTATCCCATGACGACGCGCCGACGCTCAAAGACAGGCGGACAGTGCGCGTCAATCGTTGGCGAGAAGATGAACTTAATCGCAGGATCCGCCGCCGCCAATGCTCCGACATGAGCCCACAATTCTTTAGCAGTTTCGGCAGTGAAGGCAACCGAGACACAAGTACGACCGTCGCCAAGTGCGACCGACTTGGTAGCGAAGTAGCGCGATTCGTCCATTGATGCCTCGACGGAGATGACGCCGCCAGCTGGGATCGGGCCGTCGTACTTGAGGTCAGGCCATAAGTGGGTTTGGATCCATGACTGGGTGCTGGCAATCCACATGTTAAGCGAGCTTCTAAGGAAATTTGAGCGGTCAGGATCTTTAGATTCAGCGCGCAAAGTCTCAAGCGTCAAAGTGTGTCCAAGTGCCGGGTTGCCCCAGCCGAATGACGATTCCAACATTGGATCCACTGTTGGCGGTGGGCTCCATTCGGCGAAGTAGAAGTTAGAAGGATTGTTTGTGTCAATCAGTCGGAGCGCGTTCTCTCGATGTCTGATAAAGAGCGAACTTGATTCCGTGCCAGCGGTAGAGAACATTGCTAGGAGCGGAGACCTTCGGACGCGCTGGGTTGGGATAAGGCCAGCCATAGCGATCTCCGAGATGTCAAAGATCTCATCCGCACAGATCAGATCCACCGACATTCCGTGACCGATTGAAGGGTTCGCCGCGCGCACCATCCACCGAGATCCGTCTGGCATCGTCGCGGAGTTACGACCATACGACTTGTAGATCGTTGCACCTAGACGCTCAAGGGTTGGCGCGAGTTCCTCGAAGAGCAAAGTCCCGAGCGTCAAAGTGTGAGCAGTAGAAAGGATCGTTTGTTTTGTGCCTCGGATCTTTGGCATCTCCAAAAGCCAAAATAGGATCAAGCATTGAATCAGGACGGTCTTACCATTTTGTCTCGCGACAGATACAAGACTTGAGCGATGCACAAGATCATCCTGTCCGTCAGGAGCATGGGTGAAACCAAGCATCCGCTCAAGACAATGAACTTGCCAAGGCATGAGCTCTATGTGAAGCAGCTCTAAAGCCATGTCCCCCACAAGGCTCCCCCACGATCCGTCACAGTCAGGCACGATCGTCTCGAGTCTTGGCTGGTCGTGGTTGATCTCGGCTGGTTCAGGCTGGTTCGACTGTTCTGGTACAGACACAAGCATGGGGCTCGGGTCTCCT